CTCCCGTCCTCCAGGACGGCAAGGGCTGCGGCTTCTCCGCAAGCGGCACCGCCACCCTCACCCAGAAGACCATCACCACCGCGATCATCAAGATCAACATGGACGTCTGCCCTGACAGCCTCCTCGGTAAGTGGGGTGAGTACCTGGTGAAGATCGGCGCATCCGCCGAGTCCCTGCCCTTCGAGCAGTACATCGTCGACGGCCTCGTGGCTGAGATCAACAAGAAGATCGAGAAACTGATCTGGCAGGGCGACCACACCCAGAGCAGCGACACCGACATCAAGTGGATCGACGGTATCATCTACCAGCTCACCAACGACGCGGCTGTCATCGACACCGCCATCGCCTACGGCACCAACGCCTACAACGCCATCAAGGCGGTCTATATGGACCTCCCTGAAGAGGTGCTGGAGCGCGGCGCTGAAATCTACGTGAGCCCGGCCCGCTACCGCGAGTTCCTCCAGGCCCTCGTGGACAAGAACTTCTTCCACTACAGCGGTCCCCAGGACGCAGCCCCGGAAGAGTTCATCTTCCCTGGCACCGACGTGAAGGTGGTGAAGACTCCCGGCCTCTCCGGAGTCAACTACTCCATCGTGGGTACCTTCCCCGCCAACTTCGTCTACGGCTGCGACGCCGAGGGCGACACCGAAGACATCAAGATCTGGTTCTCGGACGACGACGACCTCTTCAAGGTCAAGGTGAAGTGGAACTCCGGCATCGCCTACCACTTCGGCAACCTTATCGTCCTGGGTACTATTGCAGAATCCGAATAGTGCCCTCCCAGGCTTGATTTAAGGCATTTTCCAGCGCGGGTTGGTAACTTACCCGCCCGCGCTTTTCAAACGCTCTAAAACGAAAGAAATATGGCTTGCCCTCAAACACTTCACGGACTCGTCAACGACTGCGCCGCCTCGATGGGAGGCATAGTCGAAGTCCTCATCGCTAACTACGCAGACGTGAGCGCTGTCACCCTCACCGACAACAAGGTGAGCGGCATCACGATGGTGAGCGGGAAGACGTTCTACAAGTACGGCTTCGCCCGCAACACCGGCTCGCTCTCCAGCAACTATACCATCGACGACACCACCGGCGCGAAGTTCGTGGCCTCCGACCTGGTCCTCCAGTTCAACAAAATGGACACCACCAAGCGCATCGAAATTACCGCCCTCGCCCAGGGTGAGCTGATGGTGATCGTGAAGGACGCCAACGGCGCCTACTGGCTCCTCGGCAAGGACGCACCCGTCCGCGCCTCCGCAGGCGACGGCCTCACCGGCACCGCCCGCGCCGACCGCAACGGCTACTCCATCACCCTCCAGGACAACTCCCTGGAAATGCCGCTGGAAGTTCTCGCCTCTATCATCGACGGCCTCCTGCCTTCTGCATCATAGACGGAAAAGAATCCATTGTCCTCCTTGAAAGACCGCGCCTCCAAAGGGTGCGGCCTTTCTTTTACAATTTCCGCCGTTTTGATATTTCCCCAAAAAGAGAGAAATGATCTACATCGACCTCAATAAGAGCACCCAGGTGGTGTACGTGCCGCGCAACGGAGCCGTCCCCGGAGAAGGGGACACGGTGAAGCTCACCGCCGTCAGCACATCCGACCGCACCGCCGTCGAGTTTATCGTCGCCAGCTCATCGGTCACCGGCTACCTCCTCCGCCTTGTAGTGGGGCTTCCGGCTGCCGGCCTCTTCGAGGGCGAGTGGGAGTACACCCTTACCCTGGTCTCCGGATCCGGGGAAAGCACCACCTCGAAGGATATCGCCTACGGGCTTATGAAGATGACGGGAGACACCGCCGAAGTGCTCAGCTACAAGCAGGAAATCAAGTACAAACAATATGGAGAATAACGAGAAACCCATCCGAGTCTCATTTGCGGCCATCGAGCCCTACATTGAGAAGAATATCGTCCAGCCGACGGAGCGGATCTACACCGGGCGCGACCAGGTGGAGTGGGGAGACAAAAACGTCTACCCGGACTACCTGCTCGACCTCTCCAAGACCGTCCCGTCCCTCCGCTCGGTGATCAACGGCACCGTCGACTTCATCGTCGGCGACGACGTGGCCATCCAGCCTCTCGACAAGGAAGGATCCCGCCAGCCCGGAGTTATGAACGCGAAGGGCGACACCATCCGCGACCAGGTGGAGGATATCGCCCGCGACTACGAGACCTACGGCGGCTTCGCCCTCCAGGTGGTCCGCTCCGTCACCGGCAGGATCGTCGACATCTACTACTGCGACATCCGCTTCCTCCGCTCCAACAAGGACAACACCGTCTTCTACTACTCCGAGAAGTGGGGGCAGTCCCGCCGCAAGGTCATCGAGTACCCGGCCTTCATGCACCTCCCGGAGAAGGAGTGGTCCAAGCTCGAAGAGGACGAGCGGAACCGCAACCTCTCCAGCATCCTCTACGTGAAGAACAACCACACCCAGGTCTACCCGCTGCCGGTCTACTGCGCCGCCGTCAAGGCCTGCGAGATAGAGCGCTGCATCGACGACTACCACCTCAACGCCATCTGCAACGGCTTCGCCCCTTCCGCCGTCATCAACTTCAACAACGGCCAGCCCTCCGACGAAATCAAGAAGGAAATCGAGAAGGACGTCAACGAGAAATTTGCCGGGCACGCCAACGCGGGCCGCATAATGATCAGCTTCAACGATAATAAGGACGTGGCCGCCACCATCGACACGGTGAAGACGGAGGACTTCGGTGAGCGCTACAAGGCCCTCGCCAACCACTCCCGCCAGCAGATCTTCACCGCCTTCCGCGCAAACCCCAACCTCTTCGGTATCCCCACCGAGAACCTCGGCTTCTCCCAGGAGGAGTACGAGAGCGCCTTCAAGCTCTACAACCGCACCTGCATCAAGCCGGTGCAGCGCATCATCTGCGACGCCTACGACCGTATCTACGGAACCGCTGGCGTCCTCACCATCACCCCCTTCTCCCTGGAATCCGGGGAGCGCAAAGTTCAGTAATTATGGCAACGGAAATCCTACTCACCAGCGAGTCCTTCGTGAAGGACGTCTCCAGTATCAGCGACAACCTTGCCGGGAAGTACCTGCGCCCCTCCATCCGCGAGGCCCAGGAGGTGAAGTACCGGGGAATAGTGGGCGACACCCTCCTCGCCAAGCTCAAGGCCCTCGTGGCGGACGGATCTATCAACCAGGACGCCAACTCTAACTACAAGGACCTCGTGGACCGGAGCCAGTACCTTCTGGCCTTCCTCGCCATCACCGAGGTCTGCATGAAGGTCTCCTTCAAGGTCGTCAACGCGGGCGTCGTCCAGACCGGCGACGAGAACGTCACCCAGGCACCCACCGACGACGTCTCCGCCATCCGCTCCTACTACCAGGCGAAGGCGGACAGCGCCACCCTCGACCTCCAGAACTACCTCCTCAACAACTGGAGCCTCTTCCCTGAGCTCAACCAGGGGGACTACCATCGCATCCACTCGAACCTCTACAGCGCGGCCTCCTGCGGCATCTTCCTGGGCGGCCCGCGCGGCAAACGTATCCGGTAAGCTATGAACCTGCAGCAGACCATACGGGCAATCGAGAACGCTGCCGCAGCGCAGCCAAACGTGGCCACCATCGTCCGCAACGACATCTTCCGTCTCAACGCGGCCCCGGCGGTCAGCTACGGCGTCTTCGCGTGGCTCCAGGGAGAGCACACCACCAGCGCCGACTCCTCGCTCATCACCTTCAACTTCACCTTCTTCTACGTCGACCGCCTCACCGCCAACAAGGCCAACGAGATCCAGATCCAGAGCCAGGGTATCGAGACTCTGGAGAACATCCTGCGAACCCTGGACGGGCTGGGCCTCTACAACGCCGGCATCGCCGCCTACCGTACCTTCAACCAACGCTTCTCCGACGAGTGCGCCGGTGTCTACGTGACGGTGGCCCTGGAGACGGTGAAGGACGCCATCTGCCCGGAGATCTTCAGCGACACAACCAATAAGGACATCAACTTCATATAATCATGGAAAAGACAAAGAAAAACACCGCACAATTCTGGCTGGGCTTTATTATCACCATAGCCGGGATCGGCTTGCTCTTCCTGGGCGCCCTTATGCCTCCGGGAGGCGAGATACACCCTACGCTCCTGGTGGCCTTCGGTGAGGTCGCAACCTTCGCCGGTGCCCTGGTGGGCGTCGACTACCACTACAAGTACCGAATCCACGCCCTGGAGGAGGAGACCGCAAGACTCAAAACACAAGAATAATATGGCAAAAATCCTCGTATCAGGTGAGCAGCCCTTCCAGGTAGGGGCTCCCCTTTTCTGCATCGGCCAGACAGCGGACGGCTACACGCTCAACTACTCCGCCGACGGCGTCAACTGGACACCCTGGGAAGAGATGACGGCAGCGGACACCGACACCGTCGTCACCAACGCCGCAGCGGGTATGTACTTCAAGCTCGCGGGTAACACCTCCGACAACGTCCCCGTAACTTGGTAAGGCTATGGTGATAGATCTCGCAACCATCAACCTCGCGGGTACCGGCATCAAGCTCGCCGGTATCCGCCTCGGTTCCTTCTTCGGGAAGGAAGGCTGGGGCGCGGAATATCTCGACACCGACTTCAACGAGGACTTCCGCATAGAGGCTTCGACTGAATAATCAAACAACAAGGTAATATGGCAAACTACGCAACACTCAAGGCGGCCATCGCCGCCGACATCAAGACCAACGGGGTGCAGGCTATCACCGGCGCAGTCCTCCAGCAGGTGCTGCTCGACATCGTCAACACCCTCACCGGCGGCGGCTACCAGTTTGGTGGTATCGCTGCTCCTTCGGATCCCTTCTCCGCTACCGACGCCAACGTGGCCTTCCTCGCCTCAGCTGCGGGCACCTACACCAACTTCGGCGGCGCGGTCCTGGACGGAGAGACCTACCACCTCCTCGTCTACAACAACGGCTCCTGGAGCAACGTCGACCTCAAGCTCTCCACGACTCCGATCAACCGGGACTTCGGTCACTACGCCTCCAGCTCCAACGTCACCCTCTCCCAGGCCGTCAGCGGCAAGTACGTCGACAAGGACTCCGCCCAGGAAGTGAGCAACGCTTCCTACGGCATCTCCTCGCCCATCACCCTGGCAGCCGGAGACATCCTCCTGGTGCCCTCCGCCAGCGCGGTCCTCGCCGCCTGCTCGGTCGTCTCCAGGAAGGTGACGAACACCTACAACAAGCCCATCGTCTACACCTACACCTACGACGCGCTCGGAAGGGTGGCCACCGCCACTGCGGACTACGACTCCTCGCTCGTCTACACTGCCCACTACCCGGACGACGACGCTGCCAGCCCTGACTACTGGACCATCGGCGGCGATATGGTGGCAAGCCTCCCGGCAACCCACTCCGTCACCGAGTCCTTCTACGAGCCCCTCGTCAAGCAGTCGGTCGCAGGTATGCCCTCCGGCGGCTACTACGTGTACCTCGCCCCCGTCACTATGGACGTCGTCATCTCCGGCTTCACCGCCACCGTCAACGGAGGCGTCGCCATCAAGGTCGGCTGGGGAATCTTCAAGAACATCGCCACCAACTTCGTCGGTTTCGACAAGCAGAGGGTGATCGCCGAGGCCTTCGCCGTCCTCTTCTCCGCAGTGAGCGGCCTGGAGGACAAGCTGGCAAACGGCCTGAACTCCCTGAAGGTGGACGAGCTCACCATCGGACGCAAGCTCTCCGGCCTCATCGCCGAAGGAAACCACTACCTCGTCAGCGGTGGCGCACCCTCCGCCTCCATCATCCCGGACGGCTGGGACTACGACACCTACGGCGAGTGGACCGGCATCCCCCAGTATCGCGGCCAGGAACTCTACGACCGGGTGAACAAGATCTGGTACAAGGCCAACGACACCACCGCAGTGTCCGACTGGGCACGTATTTCCAACGCTTAACAAGTAACGAGATATGGCAAACCTTTTCAATTACCCCAGCAGGGCGGCATACGTGGCAGACACCTCCCGCCCTGCCCAGCAGAGCTCCGTCAGCTACGACGGCAGCGAGACAATCGTGGACGGCAGGAACGTCATCCTCCCCTTCACTCCCGCCAACTGCGAGGTCGGCGATATGGTGATCTACGACACCCTGGAGAACAAGAAGAAAATCCTCAAGTGGGCAAGCTACTACGCCGGTACCTTTGACGCTTCCCGCTACATCAAGAGCAACGCCGTCTTCGTCGGCTTCCAGGGAAGGAGGGCTCTCTTCTTCGCGGTGGCCAACGCGGCCAGCGCCGCCCAGAAGTGGGCCTGCGCCTGCTACTTCCGCCTCACCGGCCTCGACCTCACCGTCGACGGATCCTTCACCTTCAACACCTACTACTCCAGCGCAGCGCACAACGACAACGTCGTCAGCTGGGAAGCGGGTGCAACCCTCGCTTCCGTCGTGACCACGATGAACAGCCTCGGCCTCAACGCCTCCTACTTCAAGGCTGCGGCCCTCGCCGACGGCACCGGCATCGGCATCCAGGTGGACTATCCCACCACCGCCACCGTATCCAACATCTTCTCCCTCACCGCCCAGAGCGGCGGAGCAGCTGACGCGGAGGTGGAGTATATGAACCAGTACGACGGGAACGACGCCGTCTTCCAGTATATGAACACCGGGAGCGTCATCCCCGGCAGGAAGGCCGCGACCACCTCGGTGCTGCGTCGCAACGGTAACATCCTCAGCTACGGGGGCGCCCATTACGACAAGTTCTACGACTACTACAAGACCAACGGCAGCGCCACCTTCGTCGCGGAAAGTACCGCCGCGCCTATGAACAAGGCCTGCTTCGACGCCCTCGCCTCCTCGGTAGTGGAAGCGGAACTCGCCCTCTACAACAAGTACGACGGCGACTACGGCAAATACATCAAGGCGGCGATGGTCTCCGAGGAGACTCTTCGCGGCGTGATGGGCCTCTGGTACGACGGAGAGGTGGAGCAGACCGCCATCCTCGGCCAGATCCTGACGAAGGACTACGACGAGAACGTTATCCCCGCCTTCCCGGCCTGCTACTACGCCTACCGCTTCGGTGTCAATACTCCCGGAGTCACCACCGGCTTCGAGGCCGGCCAGTGGGGAAGCCCCACGCCCTGGCAGATCGTCAAGATCATCAAGCAGGTGGGACTGAACGCCAGCAACAAGACCACCCTGAACCTCGCCATCGAGAAGTTCAACCCCTCCGGGACCTTCTACGGCAACGGCTCCTATTTCTGGACTTGTGCGGAGTACTCGGCTAACGCTGCCTTCTATTACGTTGGCAACAGTGGCAGTCTCCTCAGCAACATTAAGAACCTTACCAACGTCAGCCGCGCTCTCCTGGCTCTTGTCTTCGATTAAAACCTTAACCCTTCCCCTGGGCCTTCCAAAGCCCAGGGGATAACCCTTTGAGTAATGGCAGACACACGAGGCCTCCAGGTCAACAAGGACATCTATGACTTCGAGACCATAATCTACGCGGTGTACGACAGCCTCCCCGTCAAGCACAAGCACACCCTCAGCGAGCTCCTCCTGAAGGGCGTGCTGGAGATGCGTCACCACGCCAACCTCGCCTGCCATTACTATAAGGGGGAACTCCAGAGGAAGGCGGAGCTCTTCTCCCTGGCGCTCGGCTTCTGCGCCGACGTCCAGGACTCCCTGGATCACCTCTCCGACCTGGGGCTGATCAGCGACAAGCGGAAGGCTATGCTCGACGAGAGACTCGACGGAATAAAGGGCCAGCTTTCGAGGCTGGTGAACTCTTTCAGTAAACAAATCAACAAAGGGGCGGAACACCGTGAGTACGCAAGCGGTGGCGACTCAATTCTTCAAGAGGAGGGATAACTGCTATGCTTTATAGTAGTCGCATCACTATATCCCACATACTCCCTTGTGCGGAGTACTCGGCTAACAATGCCTTCAATTACAATGGCAACAATGGCAATCTCAACAACAACAATAAGAACAATACCAACAACAGCCGCGCTCTCCTGGAACTTGACGGATTGCAAGCCAGTCTCGAAAGCCAGCCCTTTCCTATAAGCGAGTTCTACAGCGTCTACCGCCAGACAAGGCAGCACAAGGCCAACAAACCTTCCCACCTCCTCTTCCGGCTCGACTATCCCCGCCACCTCCGGGATATCTGCCGGAAGGTAAACGAGATGGACTACCAACCTACCACATCCATCGGCTTTATCATTACGAACCCCAGGGTGCGCGAGGTGATAGCCGCCGACTTTAGCGACCGCGTCGTCCAGACGCTCCTGGTCCGCGAGATCCTACCGCACCTGGAGGAAGTCGAGCACCCGCATAGTTACTCCTGCAGGGTGGGAAAGGGGTGCCTTGCGGCGGTCCAGCGCCTCCAGG